TCCTGATAGCGTTACCAACATTGTGACCACTGGATCAGTTCCACTCAAAGCTACGTCTGCCGTAGCAAAATCTTCAACATAAGTAGTCGGTTCGACATAACTATCCCATCCGGTTGCCGGGGGAGCAGCGTACAAAGAATCTTTCATCCCGAATATGTCTTCAATACAATCGAGCGTAACCACACCGTCGGTCAAAGTCCCGTAATGCGGCACTAATACACGAACGATCATAGAAATTATACCCCGTGTAGTATAAGACAACTTAAATACGTCACCGGGATTTAGATGCGCCATTGTGCGTTTGCATTTTAATTTTATTTGTGCCGGAAATGCTCCGAGTTGATGCTGGTCACGTGCTGCCAATCGTCCGGCTAAATCATCATTCACAACACCCGTGTACCCAACCTCATTTGGAATAAGCATCTCAGCTTGCGAATCAACCAATGCCATATCATGATTTGACGTTGTAATCGGTATGTTACTATACATATCCCAATACTTTAGATATGTCACATCGGGTATTTTGTGCATTAAACCCCGCGAAAAACTTTCGATACTAACAATGTCCGTCTCATCAAATTCTTCAAGGTCGTCTACCACATAATCGTCTCGAATTAATTTGATTTCAAGCATTCCGGTTTCATGGTCTTCGTAAATCTTAGCATTTATATACCGTAAGATGTCCTTTACATGTGTCTCAAGTGATTGCTCACCCTCCCATTTTATACAAATACCAAAACCTTCGTCGTAAAGAACATCCGCTGCTGCTTTTAAGTTTACGTCATTGACCAACGAAGTGGGTGTACCAAGTCCCCATTCGGTATCAGTATAAACTTCTCTTAACCAATGAATAGGATTTATTTCGTAAGTTCGTATTGCTGACTTCGATGGATACCACTGTGTTTCACCTGTGGTTAGCACATCCGTTCGCTTAACTAAATACTTCCATTGCTGTAGCTGAGTTGAATGGCCTATAGTCATATCCACTATAATCGCTGCCGTTAATCCACGATTGGCTGAAATACTATGTCCTAATTGGGAAAGGAGGTAACTGTTTTGCAACTGGGTAGTTCCACCGTATTGGAAATTAATCCAACCCCAAACACCCCCGTCGCCTGTTATCTGCGCATTGTGCTCATGTAAACCACCATACAATTCGTATAAATTAATGCGTTCTTTAATCGCTCCATCCGCATGTAGTGTTTTTATTCTATTCGTATCCGGCCATACTACATGCTTGCCGAGTTTCACTTGCATAAAACCATCACAAACACCTTGAGCCACAATATGCAATGCACCGTAAGAATATCTATTTATATAAACTTCCTGACCACCCGTATGCGATAACCTGACTCTTACGGATTCACAACTTACGTCCCCAAACCATGCCACGACTGGTGCTTCTATCCAACAAGTTCCGGCGATAATAGGAAATTTCGTGCCCTCTCTGACTTCGGGATGCTTAAAATGGTCGGGGTCATAAAGAATATCTTCCGGGGCTTGTTTTGACAAGACCATGACGGCGTAGGATAAAGCAGCCACTATCGCCAGCTGTACTACGTACCAAAAAAGCCACGCCATAATAAACCCTTCTCAGTAATATAATTTATCGTCATAGGGATTTTTTACGGGCAAATGTGTTTGTCCCCCGTAATTCAACATATTATCATACTTGGCAACGCATTCATTTGGTGTATGACCACAACCAGGGTAAGCAAGAAACGAACTTCCAGCCACAACGGAGGGTCCAAATGGACGATTTATTATAATGGTATTTCCGTAATGATTGGCTATAGACCGGCGGGCTGTACCAATTATGATTTTGCCACCGGCACTGAAACGATAACCTTCGAGCGTATTGTCGGCTTCTATCATTTCAATTTCAGAAATATGAATGGAGTAACCGGCACCTCCCCAATTTTCATGCACAAATACTCGCCAATAAGTATATGCAGTTTCACTATCAAGTTCAAGAACTACCCAATCATAAAAATTCTCAATTGCCTCTAACGCTGCCTCGTCTGTATTATATGCGGAACACCTTCCTGCCCACCCATTGATAGATACTTTGTACCAAGTTGAACCGTTATTGCTCCCTTCAATTTTGAGATATTTTGGACAATACTGTGGCCAGCCAGGCGTTGCGCCAGGCAGTATCTTTACCCGTTGTATTGTCCTTCCCGTAGTCCATCGACAACTGACCCATTCATCAGAATGTGGGGTAGAACCACCACTCGTCCAATGATTAGAATAATCTTGGTTTCGTGTTATATCATCAAACGCTTCCGACCCGGGCGTATCGTCCCGCATCATACTGCTTTGATTATATACACACTCAGGCAGCCCAGTAATGTCACCCCAATAATCTGGGGCATCCACGCCTTCGTCACCAAACTCCGTAGCCGTAATAGTCAAACCACTTATACTGTCTATCGTTCCCGAAAGCCTGTACGCTTCCCTATTAACTCCACAGCGATAACTGTATAATAGATGACCACAAAGTCGCATAGCCCTACGACGACCACCGACAAAAGGCAAATCGGAACTTCTCGGCTCGAAAGTACAAGTAGCGATATTCTCCTCGTCAAATTCGATGTAAGTCAAAAATCCCTTGAAATATGTTATGTAAAAAGGAGGGTGTCCTCTATACAGGGTTAAGGTTATTTCTTCATCCGGCACACTACGAACACAAAGCAAGCCGATAGCATGACCCCTTGGCAACGTCACTTCGACACTATCTTTTTGTACCTCTTCCGTTTTCTCGATTTCATTTCGTTTACACGGTGCTGACGTGTATGTATGTGTCGCATACGTTTTGTCCTCACCACTACTGGTCAGTCGCCAATGCGTGATGCCCATAGCAATATCGTACAACTCCACTGGCTGTCCACTTGCTACAGAATCTTCTGCCGATTGGTAAGTCATTCCTTCACCGCCATAAATACTTGATTCGCACTATTTTTATCATGCTCAAACCAATCTATACTCACCAAATCAGACGCCTGCCGATTTAGGTCGAGAAAACTGATCATACAACCACCGACTGGAACCTCGACTCCTAATGCTACATCTATCGAAACGATTTCTTCGTCTGCATCCGCTTCAACGATTCCGGTTATTTCTTTACAAATAATAGTTCCATCGGAAAAGATAAAAGCTAAATGGGTTCGCAAGGTATTAAATGTCATGTTCTCTGTAAGTTTAACATTTGTTATATGGAAATCTGTATCAGCAGCACCGATAACATCGGTAGCAATCATATCATCCCTGTACGTCGGCATCCAACACGTGCCTTGCCTACCTAATAACGAATGCAAAAATAATCTGAAGTTCCAACACCGTGACCGCGTGTCATTACGAAACGTCCAATTCTGTCCTATAAAATTGAACTCACTATCACTATGATAATCAAAGTCGCCAGCATCATAATCTTGTACGAATGTATCACCATCGAATGAATATTCCTTATCTTGCACACCTATTACAGATCCATCAGTTATAACTGGGAAGCCTAAATACGACTGGTCGGCTGAATACCCTGCCAAAAGAACATTATCCTTAACGATAAAGTCAACCCGAGTACGGGAGAATCCAACTTCAGAATTCTTTCTACTGACGACACTTGTAACCTGCACAATTCTACAAGGCATTATATATTTAACACCCGTGTACGTCGCAACGACGGGCAAATCGAGTGTGAGTAAACCTGCGGCGACCGTCGTAATTTTAACTGCTTCGTACTCAGTAAGTGACTTCCATATTACAGCATAGCTGGCATCACGAAAATCAGCATTCGTCGTGTCCACTGTTATAGTACCGGCACCGGCACTTATAGTGTCAGTATGTCTTACCTTCTCAGTCCATAACGGAAGTCCGAAGTATCGCTTGAGCCAACCGAACATAACTGCATCGAAACGTGCCTGTTCCTGTGAAGTCTTTAACGGCACAGGATAAGAAAAGCTCTGTCGAGGTATCGGTCGAATCGAAATTCGTTGTTCCGAACCAATTCCATCGTTCGGTGTTATTATATTTGTCAAACATTCCAGAGATTCTTTAATCTCTATATCGGGCACGAATGCAAAAACTATCATTCTTATGCCAGACATAGTTACGACACGAGTACCAACTATGCCAAAATCAAAGGTAATAGTAGAAACGAAACTTGCGGAACCTTCTTTATGTATAGTAACTGTGTATGTTGTGAGTTCTAATCCCGCGAGGGTGTACGGAGCAGTTTTACCCGCCAATTCGAATTCATCGGGATATGTAAAAGCAATGTCCGAACAAGTCTGTTGTGTAAAAAAGGAATTCCAAACGACAAAGGTATCAATAATGTCCGCAAGGACTGCCCCAAAAGCCATAACCGCAGGTATGGTATGCATGCGATAATAGTAATCATCCAAGAACGAAGGCATTTTAGTTCCATTATATTCAATTTCCAATTCTTCGATTGGTGTATTCATCCCCCACGAACTTTCATCCAAATGTACGACAGATGAAATAGGTTCGTACAACGTAGGATTATCTATTTCCATCGCAGCGATAGATGCTGAACAACGAAGCGTATCATCACCCCTGTGTGGAACTGTAACTAATAAACCATTGTATGAAGCCATTACATCACTTTCTTAAATGCCATACCACAATACATATTTACAGGGTCATCCGATAAACTATCTGCGTGAAACACCTTCCATGTTTCATCACCATACGTCAATTCCTGGCCAGGCGTGTAATTTGTTACATTCATAAACCGCACACCTTCGGGAATACCCAATGATGAATAATTGTCATCATCACGTTTCACCAAAGTATATATCGGACACATCGCCGCTATGTTATTATAAAAATTAGGTGAATGTGACCAAAAGAAAGAAGCCAAGCCACTTTGACTATAAATATTGTTTCCACTTCTATGCGCTGTTACACAAGGCCACCAAATTTCGGGTGTGCTACTGCCCTCTGCAATTCGCCAACTTGCTGTACTATCTGCATCAATGTAAACCCCACCTTTAAGTCGACCTGCTCGCATCGCTGAAAAATAATTAGGTACATAGTTATCGGAAGCATATGCATAATGAGGCCAGTAACTGCAAAATGTCCCCGAAAAATACTGACCACCAGTATATACACCGTCTTTTAATAAACATCCAAAAGACATGAATTGAAACTTGCCAGATGTCACTTCGACCGCTACATGAACGGAATCTCCTACGGAAAAGAAATAATAAGCGGGAATGGCAGAGAGGGACATTGGAGACATACACAT